GAGCGATCTTGCGCAGTATGATTTTCTACGTTTAGCAGCTTTTGATCCAGGTTTTACTTTTCCTGTCACGGCTGTTTTTAATTTAGAACCGGGATTTAATCTTCGGTATGCTTTGACACCGGCTCGTGTCATACCTGCTCCAGATTTTGTAGATCTGAAATTTTTTTTATTTCTAGCTGGCATCGTGCCTTTAGAATATTCTATTCTTCCACCATCTTTTAATCCTGGATACTCATCGCCTTTAGCTGTAAATTTATTTGCTTTTATTATTTGTTGTTTAATTGCATCTTTTTTATTTTTTTTACCACTTACTATTTTTCCTCCTGTGCCTGTAGAAAGTTCATAAGTTTTATCTTCTTTAAATTTTTTATCTGGAGTTTTTTGAATTTGTTTTTTAACATTTCTTAATCTAAGTCTATTTATTTTACCCACACCACCTTTGTGACCAGCATCATCTAATGCACTACCTAGTGGATCTAATTTAATTATTTTATCTTCTGGTTTGTTATATAATTTACTCATTATGCAAATGTTTTTACGTTAGTTGGTTTGCCACCTGGATTACCTGCAGCTCTCTTTCGTTTGACAGCAGAGGCCTTTTGCCCTTTTGTCATCTGTGTGGCTTTTGCAAGTGGGACGCATTTTGGATATTTCCTTTTGCTGCCCTTCTTCCTTCCGCATGGTTGATACTTCCCGTCTTTCTTCGGTGCTCCAATGTCTACCCATTTCTGTGCTACCCATTCTCGTAGTCCTCCCTTTGAGTAGTAAGCTCGCATTACGAATTCTTTCCGTAAGCTCTTCCTTTGCCTTTTTTGGCTAACTTACATTTTCCACCCATTCTGTATCCGGCTCTTCCACCTTTAGCCATGTTTTGAACTTTAGCAGTATCTCTTCTCGAATCAGAAATAAAGTCACCAGTTCCAAATGAATCTAAAAATTTTTTATATTTTTTTTCTGTTTTTGCTTGAATATTTGGAGAGGCACCTTTCATTTCTTTTGAAATTCTTTTTAATTTATTAAAATTAGAATCTAATTCTGCTACATAGGTGTCGTATTGTTTTTCTCCTAAAGTTTTTTCTCTTTTTTTTCTAGCTTGTTGTCTCATTGTTGGTTTTCTTGGATCAGCCATTATACTTGTCCTCCTTTTAGGTATCTCATTCTAGTCATGTCCATGACTCCGCCACCCATTGCTTTTTTTCTTTTCTTTTTGCCACCTGGTGTAACTTTACCTGAACATACTGCTGAAGCGTACATGTTAGCATATGCTGACGGGTACACTTTAAATTTTCGCTTCGCTGCCGCTTTACCTCTTGGACATAGTTTAGCCATTATGATTTCCTCACTGCTTTATCCATTGGCGACTTAGATTTTTTTGGTTTTGGTATTACACCTTTAGCCATTAAAATATCTTTTTTTGTAATTTTACCATCACCTGAATGATCAGGAAACTTTCCACCACCTCTTTTTAAACCAACTCTACCACCTTTGTTAAAATTTTTAGGTGCATTAAATACTTTTGTTTTAGTTTCTTTTTTATCTTCTTTTTTAAAAGCTTTTTTTGCTTTTTCAGTATTAGATTCAGTTTTTTTACTAGTTTTATTAAACGTAATAGGTAATTTATTTTTTATTTCAAATTGAGTTTGACCTAATTTAGCAGTAGATGCTTTAAGTTTTTGTTTTGATTTAGCTACAGCACTTTTAGCTATGTCTAATTTTGTTTTATTTACTTTTGGATCCACTCCAACTATAGTTGAAACAACACTTGATTTTTCACCTTTCTTTGCAGCAAGATCAAAAAGTTTTTTACCTCCAACTTTTAATCCTTTGTATCCGTAACTTAAAACTCCCATTATTTTTTTCCTCCGTTTCTAAAAATCTGTGTACCCTTTATACCATAAATTGACGCCACGACAAGGATCCAAAGATTTGTGAACCATGACGGGAGCTGCGAGAACATGTCGAAGAACAATTTTACTTTGTCCATTGCTGTTGGGTCATCCGATATCACTGCCCAAGCGAGCACCAACACGGGCAAACTTAAAATTATTAAAACGGCCTCGTCTTTCCAGTCCGATTGACGAGCTTCTAACAATTTTCCCTGATATTGCTCTTCACCCTGGGCCATCTTAGTAGCATGCATAAGCTGTGCTTCTGACATTGCCATTTTTGTCTTCTGCTTGTTAGCGTATATTTTACTTCCAGCAGAGACGGCTAATTTTATCGCCGATAACCACATAAATTAATACCAAGTAGCTTCTTTTTTCTTTTCAGCTAACATTCTTTTAGTTCCTCTAACTTTTTCCTTATCTCCTGTAGGAATATAGTTGAAAGCTTGGTCTGCAGTAGTTTTAGATCTTGGATCTACCTCTACATTTTGACTTGGAACTGCCATTTGCTTTGCTTTTTTATAGTTCATCATAGTTTTTTACCTTTTTATTAATTATCATCTATCATAACTTGCGCTTGTTGTACACCTTGCTTCGCAAGACTTACTCCAGCACGTAGTTTAGCTAAATCTTCGTTTTGTTCAAGCTTATCTTCTGCAATTTCTTGCGCTTGCATCAATTTTGAACGTTGTAAATCTTGATTTGCTTCATCATTCATCTTTTTACGCTCATTTTCCATTGCTCTAAGGTCAACTTCACGTGATTTTAACTTTAGAAGAGGGTCATTGTCAAATTGAGAAGTAATTTCCTTCTCTTCTTTCATGTATTCTTCTGTCATTTCAGCAATTAGGATAGCTTTTCTTGATTCAACCTTGTTTGTAAGCATTTGAAGTTGTTCTTGAACCTGTGGATTCATTGCTGCCATCTGTTGCATCTGTTGCATCTGCATTAATTCTTCTCTAAACTCTAATTGAGTTTGTTCTTGAGCCATAATTGATATGTGTTCGAGTATATTTTTTTGTATTGCAGCCATAATTGATGGATTATTTCTAACCATGTTTGTTGACATAAAGTTTAAATGCGCTGTGATGTGTGCCCTGTGGTCTTGACCAGGAAAAGCTTGAAAAGGTTTCATTGCCATTGCATTAATATGTTCTAAACTTGGGTCCATTGGTGCCATTGGCGCTGGTGGTGGTAGAACTGCATCAATATTTTTTACACCAATCGCATTATACATGTTTCTATAGATTTGATACATGTTGTGTAACTGTGGATTTGATGTTGCTATTTGTAATTGTGTTTGTGCAAGTGTAATTCTCTGACTCATTGAAAAAATATTTGGATCTGCAACAGGCATGATATCTACTCTGTCATCAAAATCTGTTTGTTTAATATTTCTTTGACCACCTACAACATCGTATGGATATTCAGGTGGTAAATATTGTGAAACAACTTTTGATAATAATTTAAATTCTGTTTTCATCGCTGCGTAACATCTTTTGTGTATCGCACTCATGACCCTTGAACCACGTTCTAGTAATGCAACTGTAGTTCCAACTGCAGCTGCTTGGTTACCATCACCCACTTGCATATCAGCAATAGCTGCAAATCTTTGACCAGCTTGTACAACTACACCTAACAAGTTTAATAATGTTGGTGAAGGTTCTTTGTATGGTAATGGAAAGAATGCATCTCTTAAATTTCCTCCAGGCGCATCGACATCCTTAAATTCACCTGGTTGTATTGGAGATGCTTCGTCTCTGACTCTAACTCCTCTTTGTTTAAATCCAGCAGGTAAGTTCGATAAAGTACCAGCGTCTAATAATTGACGGAGAGCCGCCGTTGCCGTACGACTCAATCCGCCAATCATATGAATGAGTCCAAAGCCATAAAATCCAAGTCCTGGCAGAAATTTGAAGTGGACAAAATATTGGATCTTATTTTTCTTTAGATCATCGGGCGCATAGTTCCTTCTAATAGAAAGAACTTTCCTACTACCTTCCTCGACTGTTACGATGTAAGGTAATTTTATTCCTGTTGGTTCACCATCTTTACCAACATCTTCGAAACCTTCTAAGTCTAAGTTTACATGACACTCTAACAAAGTATATACAGGTTCGTTCTTACCTGTTTTCTTTGTACCTTCTAGCTCACGTTCTTTTTTCTCAAGCTCTCCATTAACATCTGTACCTGGAGGGCCTAACTCTACGTCAGTGTAGAAACCATTGACTTGTTGTTTTCTTAATTCGTTTTCTGAAATTTTTAC